GATTGGTTCTTTGGTGACATGATTCCGACTCTTCACCATACTGCATCATTAAGAATGATTGGAACGCCATTTACATATACTGATATTTTTACAGAACTTGAAGAAAATGACGCATACACTGTTAGAAAATATCCTTGTCTTAATCAGTTGAATGAACCGCTTTGGCCCGACCGTTGGAATTATGATGCACTAATGCAACGTAAATCTGAAGTGGGTTCTTTAAAGTTTACGCGAGAATATATGTGTATTCCTGTATCAACAGGAACTTCTCTCTTCAATCCTGAACATTTAGATGAATGTAAAAAGGCAGGTAAAGATATGATACTACTTATGCGTGAACGTAAGAAACAAGGTTATAAGTATTTTGTTGGTGTGGACCCCGCAATTTCTACTGATGGTGACTACAATGTTATTATGGTTCTTGAAGTAGATGACCATAAAAATAAA